GAGATGATAGAGATAGATGCAAAAGGTGGTGGTATGAAAGACATGGATCAGATGTTAGAGATAGAAGGTCTGTTTGATATTGAAATACCTAAAAATCCACAAAAAGGATTAACAGATGATGAGCTTTTAGAATTAATGAAAAAAAATGAAGAGGAAAAAATTTTAAAAGATTTTGATCCAGAAGATAGAAAACCAAACGCAAAAGGCGGACTAAATTATTTGATGGGGATGTAATGAAGATAGGTGAATACGAACAGATGATGGCCTATCTAACTCGTCCGGGTTTTAAAGATGGTACAGAAAAAATAGTAGAACCACCAAAGTCCATGCAGATGGACACGACTACAAGTAATCCAATTCCAGAATATGATATAAATGATTTTAAAAATGATGCTGAAATATTTGTTTTAGCGTATCACAATAATACTTTACCTAGAGTTGACATCGCAGACAAATTAAATGCTTTTGCGAAAAAAGGTGTTGATGCAGGAACTTTCTCTATGCAAGACGCCGGAGTCATGGTCAGACGATTAATCGGCGAAGTAAAAGACAGAGCACAAAAACAAAGACTACGTGATGTTGTGCCTGAAGGTATTGGCAGAAAAGAATTTAAATATGGTAGCGTACCAGGAGAAGGAAACTCAAAAATAGACTATGATCCTGAAACAAAAATTTACAGAAAAAGAGTACAAGAAACTGTAGATGGTAAAAAGACAAATAAATATATTTATTCAGAACCAGGTCAATCTTTAGAAGATTTCAAAAAAATAAAACCTGTAAGATCAACAGGGGCTGATGATGCAACTGTAAGAGCAAGACAGTTTATAGATAATTGGACTAAAAATTGGTTCGATAATAATTTAAAAAATTATGGTGTAAGAGATTTTGATGTAATGATAAATGATTTGTCAAAAGACTGGAGCGAAATATTAGAATCAGGAGATGCTCCTAAAGGATCTGCAAGATTTAAATTATCGACACCACGACTTGGACTACCTAATGTAACAAGTGGAAGAGATGTAACAACTAAAAAAGGTAGTATTAAACCATTTAATTACAATGATGTAACCTTTTATGCAAACTTAGAGGGTTCTGAAAAAGAGTTAAGTAAAACTTTATCTCAATATAAAAAAGTATTTTACAAAAATAAAATTGAAACAAATCCACAATTAAGATCAGGATTAAATAATTTTTTTGAATTTATGTCCAGAGATAAAAGAGGTTTGTATAAAAAACTTGATGGAAAAACTATTAAAGATTTTATGAACACAGTAAATGATGACGTTAAATTTTTATTAAATGACGAAGCTTCTGGTTTAGGTAAAGCTTCTAAAAATGAAGTATTTAATGCTTACGATGATCTGGCAGATAATTATAATAAATTCACACAAGACAAAGCTAGATTAAAAGCTGTTCAAAATGTAACTGAAGCTAAAATAAAAGCAGGTCCAGAAACTTCTGGACAAACAGATGAACTAATAAAACAAATAAGAGATCAAAACAAACAGGTTGCAAAGATGAGTCCAGAGGAACTTGCAAAAAATAAAAATTTTATTAAAAGTTTAAGATTAGTTATAAATCCACAAACAGGTCAAGTTAGTTTTTCAGGTTATACTGAGAACGATCCAAAGGTAAGAACTAAAGGTGTAAAAAGTGATTTAGAATTAGCTAAACACGCAATAGAAAGAGCTAAAGACCCAGCTAAAAAAGGTGGTCTATTTAGCTACGATCATATTTCAAAAAAATCTTTTGGAAAAATGAACACACAATTTCCTAATAATATTCAGTCAGCAAACTATATAACAAATGCTCAACTAGAAAACGCAAGAAGATTTTTAGAAATTCCAGAAAATAGAAATACACCTGCTGCACAGAATCTTGATAAAGTTTTAGAAGATTTAAATTTAACCATAAGAGGAAAAAAAGAATATGGTGGAACATATGGAAATAAATCTAATATTGTTTTTGATTCAAAAACAAATCGATCAAATATTGTCGATAGTCAATTATTTAAGAACGTAGATAAATTAAAAACCAGCGGCATGTCACTTGGAGCAGCAGGCGATATTCCAATGGCAAAAGAAATTTTATCAAAAGATTTAGAAAAACTTAAAACTATATTTGGATCTAAAGCTGCAAAACAAATAGCACAAACAACTTTAAGAGGTGCAGGAGCAGTTTATCCTTTTGAAACTTTGTTAACGGGTGATATGCAACAACGAGGTCTTTCTCCAAAAGAAATGGCATTAGACATTGGTACAGTTGGACTTGGTACAATTTTCAAAGACATAAAAGAAAAATTTGATTACGTAAAATCAAAAGGGTTAGGTGACGAATTACAAAGTGCGTTTAGAAAACAAACAATAGATCAACAAGCTAGACCTGTATTAGGTGGAGCTGAAGGTATGTTTCAAGAACAAACTTTAACACCAGATGAACAAGCAGCGTTAAGAGCATATAACCTTGATGCACAAAATATTATTGACATGCGGAGATCTAATCAAGCAGATGAGTATAGAAAAACTGATGAAGCATTTGGTTTCGATGACCCAATGATAAGAACCGGAGCAATGGGTGGTGGCATTATGAGATTAAATTTTTCTGTAGGAGGTCTTGCATCTTTATTCAAAAAAGCAGCACAAGTTTCTGATGCATTACGTAGAGTTAAAAATGCAACTTTTGAAATGTTTAATAACGTAAGAATGTTTGGAGATCAAAAAGGTATTGAAAAAAATTTAGAAGGATTCACAAACATACCAGACAAGAATCGTAAGCTTTCTTCATTAGAAGATATACAAACATTAAAAGAAAACGTGCCAGAAAAATATTATCAAGATTTAGATATCATGAAGAGGTCCATTGAACAAAATAATTTTGAAACTGCTTTTAAACAATACGAAAAATTTGAAAAAGATTTAGACCCATCGTTAAAATTTGAAAATATTCCTCAAGAATATTTCCCAATGGTTGACCCATTGAATGATGCATTTATAATTAAAGGACCTAGAGATAGTTTTAAAACAGGTAGATATCAAATAAAAACTTCAATGGAATTAGATGAGGCTGGAAAACCTACTGGTAAATATCAAACAGAAAAATATGATATCTTCGATCCTGAAACCGGAAAATTTAGAGAAGAACCTGAGTTAGTCGGTGCAAGCACAGATAAAGGCAAAGAAGGTTTAAATTAATGTATTCAAAAGGCAAGAAGAGTGGCCCGCCACCAAAGTCCGGACCCATGCCTCAAGGCTTGAAATTATCCTATAATACTGTTAAAGATGTAAAACTTACGGAGAAAATAAATGGCAACAGACAAATCGCTTCCAAACGAACCAAGAAAAACATTTGAAGTTCCAGGTGAAGAAGAAATACAAGAACAGATTGTAGAGACAGTTGAAGAACAACAAGAGTCTCCTGGTCCTGTAGAATTACAAGAAAACGAAGATGGATCAGTAGACATTGACTTAGATCCTGCAGCTGCATCACCTGAAGGTGGTGATGAGCATTATGCAAATTTAGCAGATTTTTTACCTGACGAAGTATTAGGAAGATTAGCATCAGACTTAAATTCAAAGTATCAAGACTACACTTCTTCAAGAAAAGATTGGGAACAAAGTTATACAAAAGGTCTAGACCTTTTAGGTTTTAAATACGATAATAGAACTGAACCTTTTTCAGGTGCATCAGGTGCAACTCACCCAGTTTTGGCTGAAGCAGTTACACAGTTTCAAGCATTAGCATACAAAGAATTATTACCAGCTGACGGACCCGTTAGAACACAAATTATAGGAGCACCGTCTGCTGAAAAAACAAGTCAAGCAGAACGTGTTAGAGATTATATGAATTATGAAATCATGGAGAAGATGAAAGAATACGAACCTGAGTTTGATTCTATGTTATTTCATTTACCACTTTCAGGTAGTACATTTAAAAAAGTTTACTACGATGAAATGGAACAAAGAGCAGTATCAAAGTTTGTTCCAGCAGATGATTTAATTGTTCCGTACACAGCTACCTCATTAGACGATGCGGAAGCAATTATTCATCGTGTAAAAATTTCAGAAAACGATTTAAGAAAACAACAAGTCGCTGGTTTCTACAGAGACATTGAGATTGGAAGACCTGCAGACAAAGAAACTGATGTTGAACAAAAAGAAAGAGAACTCGAAGGAGTTTCTAAAACTGCAAACGAAGATGTTTATACTTTGTTAGAATGTCATGTTGATTTAGATTTAGAAGGTTTTGAACACACAGATCAAAATGGTGAGCCATCAGGAATTAAAATTCCATACATTGTAACTCTTGAAGAATCATCAAGAGAAATATTATCTATCAAAAGAAACTACGAGATAGGTGATCCGAATAAAAATAAAATACAATATTTTGTACACTTTAAATTTTTACCAGGTTTAGGTTTTTATGGTTTTGGTTTAATTCACATGATCGGTGGATTATCAAGAACAGCCACAGCTGCATTAAGACAATTGTTAGATGCCGGAACCCTGTCTAACTTACCTGCCGGATTCAAGATGCGTGGTATCAGAATCAGGGACGATGCACAATCAATACAACCAGGTGAGTTTAGAGATGTTGATGCACCCGGTGGTAATTTAAGAGATTCATTTATGATGCTTCCGTTTAAAGAACCATCACAAACATTATTGTCATTGATGGGTGTTGTGGTTTCAGCAGGACAAAGATTTGCATCTATTGCTGATATGCAAGTTGGAGAAGGCAATCAAAATGCTGCAGTTGGAACAACCGTTGCATTATTAGAACGTGGATCAAGAACAATGTCAGCGATTCACAAAAGAATTTACTCTGCTTTAAAAAATGAATTTAGAATTATGGCTAGAGTATTCAAGTTATATCTACCTCAAGAGTATCCGTATGATGTAGTTGGGGGCCAAAGAATGATTAAACAATCTGACTTTGATGATAGAGTAGATATATTGCCAGTTGCTGACCCCAACATTTTTTCACAAACACAGCGTATCTCCCTCGCGCAATCAGAACTGCAGCTGGCACAATCTAATCCACAAATGCACAACATGTATCAAGCGTACAGAAATATGTATGAAGCGTTAGGTGTAAAAAATATTGATCAAATATTAGTAAGACCACAACCACCACAACCAATGGATCCTGCTTTAGAACATATACAATCATTAAGTGGTGGACAGTTTCAAGCGTTTCCAGGTCAAGATCATAGATCACACATTACAGCTCACTTAAATTTTATGGCAACAAACATGGCTAGAAATAATCCGATGGTTATGGCTAGTTTAGAAAAAAATATTTTTGAACATATTAGTTTGATGTCACAAGAACAAGTCGAGTTAGAGTTCAGAGATGAGTTAAAACAGTTACAACAAATGCAAATGCAGGCACAAGCTAATCCAATGATGGCTCAACAGATACAAATGCAAGTCATGCAGTTAACACAAAAGATTGAAGCAAGAAAAGCCCAACTGATTGCTGAAATGATGGAAGATTTCATGAAGGAAGAGAAGAAAATTACATCACAATTTGATAATGATCCTATCGCTAGTCTAAGATCAAGAGAATTAGACCTTCGAGCACAAGAAAATGCTAGAAAAGAAAAGGAAGGTGAAGATAGATTAAACCTTGATAAGATGAAAGCTATGATGGCACAAGAAAATCAAGACGAAAAACTAGAACAAAACGAAGAATTAGCAAATTTAAGAGCTGATACATCAATTCAAAAGACAGTTTTAGGAAAAACTTTGCCAAATGCAGATCAAATGATGCCAAAAGTAGATATAATTAGGAGTGAAAACTAAAAAATGGATAAAAAACAGAAAAAAGTTGCAAAAGTGATGAGAGAGTTTAAAAAAAAGAAGCTTTCTATCGGAAAATCTGATAAGAAAGTAAAAAATCGTAAACAAGCGATAGCAATTGCTTTGAATGAAGCAGGAATAAGGAGAAAAAATGGAAAAACTAGACAAAATAAAAGAAGTTAAAGTTGGTGAGCAGCAAACTGAGATTGATCCTAGATCAAAAACTACTGCAGACAAAGCTTACAACTTAATTGGCACTGGTGGACCTGAAGAAGAAGTACAAGGTCAAGGCGCAGTGTTACCAGAAAAGAAAAGAAAATCTAAAGCGTACTAATTATGTGGTTCAGTGCTGTTAAACTAGGTCTAAACGCTGCAACACACATATTTAAAAAGCGTCAAGAGACTAAAATGCGAATGGCAGACGCACAAGCTGCACATGCAGAGCGTATGGCAAAAGGAGAGTTGGAATACTCTGGAAAATTACTAGAAGCAAGACAATCGGACTGGAAAGACGAATTCGTTCTCGTAATTCTTACGCTGCCAATTTTAGTGATTGCCTGGGGGGTCTTCAGCGACGATCCGGGTGCAGCAGAAAAGATAAAAATGTTCTTTGAACAGTTCCAGCAGCTCCCGTCATGGTTCACAAATTTATGGATACTTGTAGTGGCTAGTATTTATGGTATAAAGGGAA